GCACATAGCTTTCTGCGTCTTGCAACATCATTTCTAAGAATAGGCGTTGGACGTCAAGTCCGTAATCTTTTAACAAGTTGTTTCTTCCTTAGTTCTATTTTGATACGACTGGTTTCCTTGGCCTGCATGATAGTTATCAAAGTTGCCACCTTTCCCCAACGAATCACAGCATCATTAACATCCTTGACATCCGCGGGCCATGCAGGCATGCTCACACTCCATCCCAGTTCTACCGCACGGTCCACCAGGCGCATGCCTGCTTCGTCTTGATCAGGAACCACTATGACTTCACGATCTAGACTACGTATGAGTCTGACCTGTGCATCATTGATCTCGGCATGCAACACAGCCAAACCACCAATGCCGAGTGCGTCAAACACACCTTCGACCACTATGGCATAACGCCAGTTGGCGCCTTGCAAGTCTGTGCCAAACACATAGCCCGGCTGTGTGTCGTGTATGTACTTGGGTTGTCGATTGTCCAGCATGCGACTGCTGTAGCCTACCACACGATTGTCATAGGTAAATGGCACTATGACCTGCGGACGGGTCCAGTGTACACTGTCATTTTCCAACACAGTCATCACAGGATAGTCCTCGGGCACACCTCGATCACGCAAGTACTGCCAGTGTATAGTATGGTTGAGTGTGACCAGTTCTGCAGCCGGTGGTAAGTCATGTTCTTCAAACTCTATGCCTTGCAGGGTATTGCCAAGACGTTGTCGATCTGTGAGCAGGCCTTCCATGCTACGATGCCGTAGACTTTCTAGATTGGTGCGTTCTATTTCTTCTGCTGGCACACCCAGCCATGACATGAGTTTGCGTGCTTTGAAACTGAGATTGCGTCCCAGGATAAAACTGGCAGTATAGCCACAGTTGAAACAGTGATAGCTCCAACCTTGATCAGACAGTTTAACACCACCACGACTGCGACGATCTCGACTTTCGCTGTTGTGTTCGCAACAAGGAGCATTAAAGCTGATCCATCCCGACGAGCTCTGTTTTCTTTTTGCGGGCAAGTAAGCGATCACATCAATCATGTTGTTATTGTAACATGATTTTTGGACGAAATCAATCGTTATCGGTACAGGAGATTTTCTATGTAGCCGGTGCTGATTATCACGGCTGCACCTTGATTTTGTGGACTCACAGGATATTGGTTACCGCTGCCGCTGACCATGGCATTTGGCACACGCCAATATCCACTTCCGCCACTGATGATGTTGATTCCGGTGACTGCACCCGTGGCTGGATTCCATACTGCTTCGGCTCGAGCTCCAGAACCGGTGCCTACGATGCTTACATGTGGCTGTGCCAGATATCCGGTACCGTTGTTGTTCATGACAATGCTGGTGACCACACCGTTGGTACAGATTGCATAGGCTGACGCCGGGCTAGGAGTAGGATAGTTGGGCACAGCAAACAGGCTGGAATTAAAACAGGCCCGGATTATAGGATACCACCCAATCACGTTCCAGTATATGGTTCCGGTCTTGTTGAGATAGGTCACACTTTCGGTCACGTTGTAGAATATGCTTTGATAGTTTTCAGCGGCCTGGAACTTGATTGTGCCGGTGTAGCCCACCAGATCCATCTGCACCGTGGTCACTGAATTTCTGGGTTCAATAAAACTGCTGAAATACTGTGGATTGAGATAGCTGTTCCAGCCTCCACCGGGCCCTCCTGCTCCTCCAGCCCAGTAGGGACTGGCAGGATAATTTTCATAGCCAGATCCTTCCACACTGAACTGTGCAGAAAGTTTTGTGGTAGGTATGGGCAAGGGCGAGCTGGGCACATGCTGTGGCAAGGCCGAATCCACAATGTCCAAGGGCGCACGGGCACCAGCTTGGGCATTGGTAAACACAGCTTCGGTCAAATTTCCACTGGTCCTGGTTATGGAATAGCTGGCAGGTTGTGCCAACACTTCCAGCAACTGTTCTGCGGTCAAGGTGACCTTGACCCGACCTGTGGGAGCATTGAGTATGACCATGGGTTCTTGTATCAATAACTCATCGCTTTCGGTGTTTATAACACGGAAAATAAATGTGCTACCGGTAATATTGACCGGCTTTTCTTGCTGATTGATAAACTCAAACAACAACACATTGTCAACGCCTTTGTTTATGGTCAGTCGTTTTGCGTACACAGGATCATACCTATAGATAAATGTTTCGCCAGCACCTGTGTCCATGAGCAGGACTCTGGCAATCTGCTGATAAACGTAGGCTTGGGTAGAATACATACAGAGTATTTAGCACCGTTAGTTTTGGTCAACAAAACGGGTTGGTAAATAGGTTGGATCTATGAACACTGATATCTTTGCCCAACTGGCTGAAAAATACCCGTTTATTACCCTGTGCAGATATGCTACCACAGAATATGTGGGCATTATACAGAATCAAGACGATGTCATAACCACTATCTATGATTTTGGAGCCATACATGATGTAGCAGTCAAACGCAGATTCTTAGAACTGGCCAATGTATGGTGGTGGGAAAGCAACAGAACTGTGCCCATAAACATATTTCTCAAAGGCGACTGGAATGCTTTCCGTCCTTATCTTCGCACATTTACCAACAAAGATCTAGAAATTTTGCACGGACCCATATGCAGTCTCAGCGAAATGAGCCGCAAAAAAAGCAAGAGAAAAAGTATAACTCTAGTCAGGCGTATTGAGTAGATTCATGTGTAGAGCTACCAAGGCTGCATAAGAAATCGCATGTGCTTTTTTGAACACAAATCCTCGGCTGTCATCACCGTCCCACACTGAGGCAAACACTTGCTCCCAAGGCAGATTCTGCAGGTGTGCTTTGCCTGGTCTTATGATCGAAATAAAAGCTGCCATTCTGGGTATAGAATCTGGACGCATTGACTTTAATAACTCTGTATAATTGCCTATATGCACCAGTTGGCCGGCCCAGCTCGGATCAGTCCATAATCTATTCCAGTGCGGTTCTTGTGTCAACATTTGATCATAGTGAGCCTGATCCTGGATCAGTGTATACACCGACATGTTTAATAGATCAATCTTGAAATAGCCCAGTTGTTCAGCTGTTTCGTAGTCTATGGCCGCACAGGCATTGATCGGATCACGAGGTATGTCTGTGACATATATGCCACTGTTGTGCCGGCGGATCTGGCCCTGATGGGTTTGTCGAGCTGCTGTCACAGGAATCAATTTTAACAATTGATCTCTATCAGCTAAATCAATGTCAATGTCGGCTTTCATTTGATATACTTTTGTATGATGCTGTCGAATTTGATCGGCCCTGTGGCATCCAGTGTGTTGTTGAAAAAGAAATTATAATTGTGTTCAATGATTTCCAGAGCCTGTGTGTCAATTAATTTTTCTGGATGTTCTGCAAGCCATTTGATTGCTTCGGCACACATTCTATAACGCTTGACATGATCTTTTTCATATGTGTATGATTTTAAATGGTCTGGCAACAAATGCCAAGCAGTTTTGAATCCGATTTGATCATACAGGACATCCATGTTTGCTCCACCAATTGGCCAGGGGATTGAACGAGATACAGCACATTTCGAGATTTTTTCTGTGACAAAAACTTCATCATTCAACCATGTGGTATCTGGAAATATCACACAACTGTAATCCCAATATTCATCTATTAGAAAATACCCTGGAGCAACAGCACCAAATTTTTTATCAATGCCTATCATGACAGAATTGGTATAGAAATTCTTTCCTAACATGTTGCTGTATTTTACCACGGCAGGATCGCTGAAATATTCGCGGAATTCTGTATCTTCTGGGGTTTCAAACCAACATGGATTCACGTTCAATTGACCACGATAAGCATCTTTTTTCACGGTGACCAAAGGACCACATACGGATTCAACAAGCCCTGCCATGAACTGACGATTTGGTTTGGGTTGCCCATTGATAAAAATTAAATTTTGACGTGGGCGATTTCTTGCCATCTGCCTGTCAAAATATTGTGGATAAAACGGTCTGACATAAAAATCTCTATTCATGATAAAAAAACTTAAGGTAATAATTTTATCTGCTCTTGGATATGTTGGATCAACCCAGACCCCACTCAATAGATAGCAGTTGTTATAATTTATAAAAGCGTTGTACATTTCTTGGTTTACAAATTCAAGATGATGTTGATTGGCATCTAGTATGACCAAATCAAATTTTTCATGCTCCACTGGATGCTTTGGCAAGTTGTAGAATCCAATGTTAATAGCGTCTTGATCCATGGGCAAGTCTGGTCCTATTTTGATACTCAAGTTTGTTTTATAGTCATTGTGTTTGTTTTTGAATTGCGTATAGGCATAATACCAATCAAATAATTGCAAGGAGGTAACATCGGGATTCATTTTGTTGGCGAGGTGAACATTGATTTTCATTGTTGAAACAAACTCCGCATTGACCCAGATCGATTCAAATCATTGGTCACACAATGTATGCCACAATCCCAGAAATATTTGTGACGGAATGGCACGACGTGAACTTCAATGCCACGCCTAGCACAAGCCGATTCTACTAGGTCATTGTGTGTGCTAACTATAATATTTTTTGGATTCACGATCAACATGTTTACATCAAATACCGTTTCACTGACTTGCCCCACCCAGTCATCGAAGTAGTGATCGACCATGTGTATTAGATTATTGTCCTGTTCAAAACCTGGCATGAACCAGCGCCCTTTGTTGCGTTTCATTGAAAATTCAAATTCACGCATGTGAGCATAGTTGCTGGGCGGCAGATATACGACCTCCCAGCCCGGGAAGGTATCTGCATAGGTAGGCACATCATTGAGACTTATGATCAACCCTGGAGTAACTGGACAATATACTGAATCACCATGCCCACCTGCATTGACCACACGATTTCTTGTGTCAGGAAACAGTTCATTGACTTGATCTAATATGGCCTGTTTGTCATCATAATAGGTCTGTGTGGCAAAATATAAGTCTTGACCGATGCGACTCACAAAACAGCCATTGATAAAATCAAGATCTGTATATATTATTTCATTGCCTTGGTTGCGTATTTCATCAAACACATGATTATAAAAACCAAGTTTGCTATCAAGATGCTTTTGATCAAGATCGCAAAATTTTTTATATTTGGTCTGGATATCTTGGGCAAATTCTGGAAAATCAACATAAAAATCATTGGGCCTTACAAAATCTGGCCAATCGGATTGTTTGTTTTGTCTATAAAACACTGACCAAGCATGACTAGCATTAGGAATCCTGGGCACCCAAAAACGATCTTGGATCATTATAAAATAATCTCTAGGAGCAGTAGGAGGTGGCACCCATTTGCCGTCTATAAACAAATCTGTCAAGTCCTGGGGCAACTCCGGTCGCATCACACGCACACCAAATTTATTTTCCAACAATGCAATAAGTCTTTGATAATCTTCCTCGGTTTCTTGTGCCAGGGTTTCAAATTTTTGCCTGGTTTTTTTGTTTTGGATCCAATTATAAAATTCTGGAGGATAGGTTTTCCCTACCAAGCACACCTGTAAAGGATCCCAGTGTTGATATACTGAATATTTGTTAGTCATAAGTTGTTACCATCCTGCCTGCGATAAAATTTCTTTTACATATTCACAATCAGCCAGGTTCTGATTGAATTTTTTCATCCATGATTCAGAATCGATGTAGCACCATATCATGGCTATTTGTGTGTGGTCAAGCTCACTCAAAAACTTCTGACCACTTTCGCAATTGTATAACACCCACGGACTGATGCGACCCGCGGTTATTGCATAAATCAAGGCATTGGTATTTCCATACCGCAGGCAGTCTTGGGGTGGGTTTCCTGACTGTTCTGACCAAGAGATACCAAATTCTATACCACGAGCCAAAGCATCATTGGCATTCTCTATCTGCAGATAATTTGTCAAATATTCGGTATATATGGTATCTCTAGCCCAGTGATCAATTTTTTTGTTGTTTTTTAACAACCACTCAATAAATCTAGGAGGATTAATAGCTCGGGTATCCACACAGTATCTGCCAAATTTTACAAAGGCTCTATAGTAAGGGCTGCTTGCAAAATCATCAAATGTTTTTAATTTTGCAGAACCTTGCGTGAGTTCATAAAATTTAAGATAGGCATGAAAACCCAATTGCACTCCACGCTCGTCCTGTTCTTGATACCTGCGTTTGGGTTCGCACATGTGAACCGCAAGGCTGGTTTCTTTGACAAAATCACGTTTGCAGTATTTGCAAGAATATGCCATTATATTATTATTTGATGTTGTACAATATAATTGTATAAAAAATCATTGAGCACATGATAGTGACCGGATTCAATGTGTTGCATATTTGCTGGCACCTGAGGATCGTTGTGACAAGTAACTCCTTGACCAATTTGCCAGGGAACAGCAGTCCACCGCAGTCGATCAACAAAATTTTTGCGTGTTAAAAAATGCCATGATGCACAATCAGGATCAGGATTTGAATCTGTATTTTGAAATATTAAAGCATTGTGCCCGCGAGATTGCAAAGATTCCAGCGTAGAAATCAAACGAAATGCGACATCTTCAAATCTATCTCTGACGCTAAACATTTCTGTTTTTAGTTTGAAATTTAAAAAGCCCCTAAGGTCTTGACTGCTGATTTGGTCTTGAAACTCGGAACCATCAGATATAGAGTTTTGAAGGCTCACCCAATCTCCTTCAAATTCATCTGGGTGTTGTGCTATTGGTAATTCTACTCGTCCCAAAAAGCTCAACCCAATTATGTACAGTGTGGGTTCCAACGTTTGATAGGAATCTTTAAGACATGTTCTGATTATGCGTTGGTTGCACGATCCTCCTAGTGCCAGACTCTTGGTGTGTGGAATACCCAAACGTTGGGCCAAATCCTGGTGTCCTCCAATAGTACTTTGCACAGTGCTACGACAGTATTGATCCATGTAGCTACATCCATTGGCAACTAACCTTGTGATTTTGGTCAATGATTTTCTCCGATGTTTTTAAGATAATCTTGCAATTCTTTTTTTGTAGTGATCTTGACCAACAAGTCCAATTCATCATCTTTGAGATGTGGATACATCTCAGCCAATTGTTTTCTCGCACTGCTGGCACCGGCTTCTTTTTTCTTGGGAGCAATCCACTGATGTCTGTGTGTGCCCAATCCCGGACTGACCGTGGTGGCCGTGAGCCATTGCAACCGAGGATGGCGGTTGATGTCAAAAAATCTTTTGTTCAGTCGTTCGTTGGTGGCAATTACATAAAACTCTTGCAGGTCTCTTGAACCTTGTACCGCACTACCCCAGCGTATCATGAGATAGTTGCTGAACTTTTTGCGTTCTTCGTCGGTGAGTTCATCATAGAACTTTCTATTTTTACGATCGAATTGCGCCATTTCGTTGGCTATGCTTAGTTTGTCACTCATCGATTTCCACTGGATATGATCGGGTGTCGATGGGCACATACTTCCATCCAATTATGAATCTTGGTTGATCGGCTTCGCGAGCATACACTATACCACGCTCCCAGATGTATGTGTATGTGGCTCCGGGTTTGAGATTTCCTGTGCTGTGTTCCATGTTACCAGGCCTGATTATAGTTGACCACTTCACAGTTTCTGCTGATATCCTTGACGAAATACACGCAATCTGGTTTGACTGCTTCGCCTACAGGCACGCACAGCATCTGACCATTTTTCAGTTTAGGCGCATACCATGTGACTTCCTGATACACATCGATGATTTCAATGTCTAGGAAGCTGGGCCTAAAACTGCTCAAGGGGTTGAACTGAAATGCCTTGAATCCACGATCATTGATACTTGTCAAAGGTAGCACCTCCAAGTCGCCTAGATCGGGTTCGCCAATCAGGATCTGCCAGTCTACAGGCATTTTGATCCTGTGTTCGCCAATGCGCAGAACTAGGGCCGGAGCAGTAAAACTTTCTAGAAAAATCAAGGGAATATAATGGTAATCAGGGTCTTTGGGATCACTATTGTCAAATATGGCAAAACGCATGTCATCAACTTCCTCAGGAAGATGATCTAGTTCAAACGGTTCATTGTCCAGTGTTAATATTCTCATAGTATGATTATAACATATTTTTCTGCGAGTGCAACCTTTACTTCCATTCTAATTTCTCTTGAGTAAATGGATAGTTGGCTTCGCGGTAAAAGGTCTTGCGTTTGGTCAAGTGTCTTTTGGCAAATTTACAGGTGCTAGTCACGTCCCAGATCTGCACATGATCTTTGTCTTCAGCTTTTCGTATTCCTCGGCCGATGGATTGTATGACCCGGACAAAACTCTTACCAGGCTCAACCAGCACCAAATTAAAAATCCTAGGCAAATTAATACCCACAGCAGCAACGCCGTAGGTAGCAACAATAATCTTGCCAGTGCTAGTTGCCACTTCGTCATATTCATCTTGTCTTGCCTTGGCTTTGGTTGCACCACTAACAAACACTGCCTGATCTCCCAACAAGTCCACCAAGGCATGACCTGCGGCCACACGGTCTACTAATACCAGTGTGTTACCTGTGGTATTGACCTGTGCTATCAATTGTGCCATGGTTTTGAGTCTGTCGGGTTCTTCTAACAAAAACTTTAGTTCACTTTGGTAATTAGAGAACTCTGCATGGTCTACCAACTGCACGATGTTCACATGGCATTGTGCTAGAACTCCTTGGCTTTGTAGTTCACTGGCACTGAGTCGACCAATCACCGGACCAAGACTGCATTTCAGGGCCTGGAACTCGTAGGGTTCTTTGGGTATGGTTCCCGTGAGGCCCCAACGCAGTGGAATACGACTCATTACACCTGTGAGCAAGCTCTTTAATGCGTCGGCCTTGGCCATATGCACTTCGTCAACAATGACACATACAACATCTTCAAGGAACTCACCTATAGTAACATCGCCTACGCTGTTCTTGGTATTCTTTAACAGCACATTCAGGCTTTGCCATGTACAGATGGTATGTTGACGACCCCATTCTTTGCGATCGCCAAAGTAAACACCCACATCCTGTTGCATGTTGATGTAGTCTTTTTCTGTTTGTGTAACCAAGCTCTTGTTGGGCACAATGACAATGGTCCTGCCATAGGGTGCCACAGCGTCGCTAAGTGCGGCTGTGATAACAGTCTTGCCTGCACCCGTAGCAATCTCCTGGATGCATTGTGGGTTTTCAAGAAAGTTGTTGATGATGTCAACTTGATAATCACGCAGTTCCATTGGTTGGCCTTCTAAGGGATGACCTTTACCCCAGGCAATATGACTGAATGTCTGTTCAATTACCTTTTCAAACTCAAACGTGGTAGAATAGTCACGCTGATCATCTAAGTTAATGTCATAGTTGAACTTTTCCAGTATGGGAATGATCTCTGGCAACAAGTTTACATAAGTGCTACCACCCAATTGGAAATAGCTGACCTTGCCATCCCAACGTC